ATTTGGGACAAGATTAATGAAGCAATGAATCCAGAATTCGAAGATGAGTCACCAATCAATCCGTTTGACTTTTGGGAAGGTGCTGACTTTAAACTTAAGATTCGTAATGTAGAAGGTTACAGAAACTACGACAAGTCTGAGTTTGATTCACCTGCTGCTCTTTCTGATGATGATGAGAAATTAGAGAAAATCTTTAATAATCTTCATTCATTAAATGAGTTTGTTAATCCTAAGAATTTTAAACCTTATGCTGAGTTAGAAGCAAAACTTAATCGTGTGCTTGGTCTTACTGGTGCTGCTGCTCCATCGACTACTGCTGAAGATTATGTAGAAGTAGCAGATACTTCGAATGTTTCTACTGATTCACCATTCGAAACGAAAGCACCAGTTGCTGAAGCACCAGTGACTGCTACTGCTGAGTCTTCTTATGATGATGACGACTCTATGGCATTCTTCGAAAAACTTGCTGAGGAGTAATATGGAAAACGGTTATCACTTCGATAATGACTTTTTAAATAGTGATGTGTGTGGCATAGCAACTCAATATGCCGCATACAAACACGCATTCTTTAGACACGAATCTACTATTAAGTCAACAAACTCTAAATCAGGAACAGAGTTTTATGGTGATACATTTGCCGAATCAATTCTAACTTTCTTAACACCGCATGTTGAAGGTATTGTAGGTAAAAAACTTTTACCCCAATATTCTTTATTAAGAAACTTTCAGAGTGGTGAACAAGTAAGTAAAAAAGTAGAAAATAATAATAGTGATTATACTGCTAGAATTGTATTAGGGCAAGAGTATAAAGGTGTAGATGACTCTTACAACTGGGGTGTCTTTATTGACGGTCAGTATGTAGAACAAAATGTAGGTAGTTTAATGGTTTACGATAGTAATATCGAAATTTATAAAGAACCTATGTTAGCATCAATGGGGTCTTATCAAATTGAAATGGTCGCATACTGGGTCGAAGCAGACTCAGAAAAGTCACATTTTAAGTTTGATGGTCGTCAATCTTTAGGAATGAGAAAAGCCTAACTAAACTGGAAGTCTTCACTGGTATGCGTAATCTACTGTTGGAGACTTCCTACTTCTATTCGCATTAGCACCAACATTAATATTACTTGAATTATTATTTGTAACTTGAGTCTTATTACTATTGTCTATACTAGGTGCTGATAGATTTACAATCTGATTCTGTCCACTTAGTTCACTACTTACTTTATTTACTGCTGAACCTTTAGTCTTATCTCCAGCATCTAAAATAGATGAAACATCATCTTGATTATTAATAGTAACTTTACCTTTATCAAATTGTTTCATTAATAATCTATCTTTAAAGAAAGTATCTTCACCATATTTCTTTCTCATACCTTCAAGACTATTGAAATATTTTTTCTCTGCTTGTTCGTATTTTGTGTTATATTCTTCTGAAATTAGTTTTCTTTGTTTAGCACCTTCTTCTGTTCCAGCATCGAAGTTATTCATCTTTGCGTTTCTTTCAGCAAATAATTGTTTTTTAGTATCTTCTAATTCTTGTTTATATACATTAAACATTGCTTCATACTCATCAACTCTTTTCTTCACGGCATTGAATTGTTCTTGAGATATAACCTTATTAACATCTTTAACAACTGGTTCTTTTTCAATAACTTTCTTTTGACTTTCTTCGTATTGCTTTTTGAGTTTTAATCTTAATGCTTCTTCTTTAGCAAACTCTTCGTCACTCATCTGATTTTCAGGGGCATCGAGATTAAATGCGAATGGTGATTTATTTGTATCTTTAATATTTGTTTTGATAGTCTTAATTAACTTTTCTTCTTGTTTAACTTTATCAAGGATAGTTTTTTCCATCTCATCTCGTTCTTCATCTCTATCTTTGATAACTTGTTTAATCTCAGTCATCTTTCCTCTATCATCTTCGACAACAAACTCCTGAGTTATACGGTCGTCTTGTTTTAACTTATCAGAGGTTTTTCTTAATTCATACATCTTATCAGAATTAAATCCAATTAAAGCCCTTAATCTATCAATCTCTGCTTGATTCTTTTCTTTACTTGCTTTCTTTAATTCTTCTATTAAAGCATCTCTTTCGTCAGATAATGCTTTTAGTTCTGGTGAGGCAGTCTTATTAAATTCTTCTTTTTGTTGTTCTACAATCTTTCTGACATCTTCTTCTTCACTTTCATTAAGGTCACTAGAAAATAATAATGTCGTTAAACCCGTTCCACCTTTTAATAACTTTTTCCACCAAGGAGACTTTGCAGGGGTTGATGGTAGTTGAGTTTTACCACTCATTTGTGGTGATACTGTTTTACCTACCTTACTACCTTTAAACCAGTCTTTAAGTTTTTTAAATGTAAAACCAGTAGCAGCAGTTGTTGCTACAGCATCAGCAGCACTTACATTACTTCCTAATATACCAGTGCCACTCATCATCTTACCTTGATTGGCAAGTGAAGCAGCATCCAGAATACCCATATTAGATAACTTCGATAATATTCCACCTTCTTTCTTTTGTTTAAAGAACCCTTGACTCTTAGCAGTCTTTTCTCTTACGGCAGCCTCTCTAGCATTCTCTCTAGCAAACGCAGCATCTCTTTGTGCTTGGTCAAGTTGGTCTTCTTGGACTTTCAGTTGTTTGTTGAAAGTTGTATGCATAGAATCGACAGATTTCTTTACATTGAGTAAACCTGCTCTCATTGATTTTTGTAGTCTCTCTCTATTATCTTTTTGAGAGTCTATAATCTGTTTAGTGTCGTTCTGATATATGTCAGCCATTTCTATGTTTCTCTGCCTCTTCTTCTAAGTAGTTTGTCAATAACGCCGTGTATAATTCTCTTTCCCACGGCAACATATTTTCTAATTCTGTTAAAGAGTATTTGTGATGTTGCATCAATGCGAAGTTTAACTCATACAAATTCGCTAACGATTCATGCATGAGTGCTAGGTAAAAAAACTACTCAGTCCCTCCAATGTTACTGAATCGTCTTTACCACACGCATCGCACTTCCATTTTAAATCGTATGAAAGTCTTGGCATTCCATCTAAAAACTCTGTTATTTTTTCATATTGATTCTGTTTTAAATTACCTAACCATTCAATCATTTCTTCTTTAGTGAAATCACTATAAACAGAATCTTTATCATAAACATATTCAATACAATTATTTATTATTTCAAATTCAATTTCGTCATCACCAGAACCTAATTCTTCAAGGTCTGATACTGAAGGGTATCTCATTTTGATACCAACATTATCATCTAATGCTAACACACCATCACTTGGCTCTTTGTTAACAGTAACTTCTTCTAAGTTAATCTGAACACTGGTCACATGCTTACATTCTGAATCAGCACCGTGATTAACTTTCATATTAATAACCTCACCAACCGACTTACCTCTTATCTGTAGAAACAAATGTTCAACATCAAAGATTGATAGTTTGTTAACATCAAGTTCGGTGATGGAGCAAGAGTCAATAATACTTAATGTTGCTCTTGATATTTCTTTTTCATCACCACCTTCTAATGCCATTAATAATACTTTTTCTTCTTTTACTAAAAATGGTCTATATTCTACTTTCTCACCATTCGATGGTAGTTCAGTAACGAAGGTTGGAATTGCCAACTTCGGTAAACTCATAATATACTCCTATTATATAAAATTATAAATTAAATTTTGAAAAAACTTTTTCCTTTATTAACAATGTTGCTAAGACCTTGTATTCCTTGATTAATTAACTGTGGACTCGCAGCAACAATCGCACCCAATGGCGGTTGTTTTAAACTCACATTACCAAATCCAGGAACTCTAAGACCTGCTTGTAATCTACCATCTCTACTCGCATTAAACGAGAAACCAAGACCAAGTCCTGGTTGGTTACTATTGTCTTCAGTAATGTATTCGTAATTTCTATAAGCAAATGTTACTTGTAATTTTGCCAAGTCACCAGATGACCAGTCCATACCAACTTCACCAATTAGAAGTGGATATGCTTCATTTAGTTTATGAATGGTTCTGAGATTCCCAGCAGCACCATATTGTCTGACAATGACAGTTCCAACATAATCATCGAAGTATCTTGTATTAAACTTAGAATAACTTCTAGGTCGACTTGTGTATTCGTATGCCCCAGTATTTACCATAGCATCGTGCCACTTTTCAAAATAATCTTTTTCTCTTAAGTCTTCAGACATAATAAATGAAACTGTAAAGTCACCATATACTTGTGAGTAAGGAACTTTATTAATTGGTCCATAGTTTGTAAACTTATGTTCCATCGTCATCATAGTTCTTCCTGGAAGGTTCGCAGAGTCTGCTCTCATATTTAAATCTCTTTCTTCAATACTTCCACCACTATATGATATCTGAACATCAAAATGAGATGCTTGAGCAACACCAGTTTTACTGATTGATGATGTTAATTTATTTACATTAAACATTAAATCATACTCCTTGAATCTGAATAAACTTTCTGTGAGTTTGCCATCTTAAATCTCTGAGTCGGTAGGAACAAAGCAATATCCCACTCAGAAGGGTTGATGTAAATAAACTTAGACCTAACATGCTCAGACAAATAATGTTTGAATGTTGGTTTAAAATATTTGTATTTACTCGCACCTTTTAATACACCATATGATAAAGCAAGTTTAGTTGACTCATCATACTTTTTATTATTTGTAATACTATACAAATTATCCATTAACTTTGCTCTTAGGGTCGGTGGTAGATAATGTAAGTTAATACCATAGAACCCACCTTCAGCAGGTCCGACCATAAAAATTAGTGGGAATGTATCCCAGTATGGCAATGTCTTTTTATGTTTAGGGTCGTAAATGTAATGATACATTGAACCAATTTGAGGTCCACTCTTTGCCCTTTGACTATCAGCAAGAAGTTTTTCTGGTGTTACTCTAGTTCTACCAATCTTTTGTGCTTTACTTCTAAACCAATCACGAGCATCGTCTGTTCTCGCAGGGACTTGCCCTGAACGAATACCTCGTGTTAATAAGTCGTCAAATACTGTTGCCATACTCTATTTATACTCGTTCCCAGATTTGTTCAGAGGTAAGTATAAAACTACCGTGATGTTCCATCTCCCACTTTTCTGGTTCAATCATACTTAAGAATAATCCATCATTGCCCATATATAAATGGTATGTTTTACCAACACACGGATTGAAATTACATTTAGCATTGTATACCATTTCAGTATCTTCTGTTAATTGTGCTAATTTAAAATACTCTTTCTTTAATTCTTCAAACTTTGTAGTTAGTTGATTACGAGCAGTTGAACCTCTTTCTTGTTTCTTTGTAAGAACAGCAGGAACAGTAAACGCAGGTGCACCAACATTCGTAGGGTATTCTGTTATCGCAGGGTGGTCTACTACATTATCTGGTTTTTTTGCCAAACAAATGCTCCTCAGTAATTAATTTAAATTCCCAATCTTTCTTTTTACAATATGCCAAAGCAGATTTCCACTTTGCTTGATTGACACCCCAAGTCTTTACTTCGTTTAAATACTTTTTAGTAATACGACTTTTCTTTTGGGGTTCTCTAGTTTGAGCATGAGGTTTTATTTCAACCATAAAGGTTTTACCTTTTCTATTTTGAAATATCATATCTGGAAAGTATCTGTGTCGTTTACCGTCTATCGGTGAAACATATGGTATGTTCATTTCTTCACTCGCCCACCACACAACATCAGGACTTTTGTCGAGGTATGACATAAACGATAACTCCCACGAAGAACGGTAAACTATCTTCGTTGGGTCACCTCTATACTTTTTAGGGTTTTGGGGTTTAAACTTTCCTTGATAAAACTTCATTCAATTTGTTATAAATACATAGAAACAATTATATTTATCACTATGCCAATCAATCTAAAACAACTGAAAGGTGAAGCACTCAACCAAATAGTAAACAGTCAACTGAATGGAACTGGTATTAGAGGAAATTTTGATTCAAACGGTTTAAGGTCTATCTCTGGTAATTTTAATCAGTTATTACAGAAAAAGCAAAGACCACAAAATAATCCTAACAACCCATTCAAAAGTTCTGCTAACCCAACTGGTAGTAAAGTAGAAGCACCTCTCATCTTTCCTACGGATTTAGATAACGACCATTATCTTATGTTCCATGTAATGGATAGAAGAAGACCGAGTAGAGCAGATGTTGTTACGAAGAGAGCATTAAAGACTATTGTTCTACCTTTACCGAGTCAACTTACTGACGGTCGAGGTGTTGCTTACAATACAGAAAACCTAACAGCAATTGGTGCTATGGCAGCTGGTAGAATGAATCTTTCTGGAGATAGTTTTACACAAGGTCTTGATATGGTAACTGATGCTTTTGATATGATGATGGGAACTAAAAAGTCTAACGGTGCGAGTGTTGATAACAGAGAACAAATGGCAAAGAACCAAGCAGGTGGTAAGTTTGTTGGTTTAGGTTCTAACCCAGTATCAGCACTTTTAACATCAACAGCAATCACTGGTCTTGCTTCAAAGGGTGGTGGTTTCTTAGGTGCTTTAGCAGGGGCAGCCTCTGCGGGTATGGCAACCAAAGGTATTGGTGTAGCAGAAGGTCTTGCGATTAACCCACACACTGCTGTTCTATTTGACAATGTAAACTTTAGAGAATTTAATTTCACTTATAAGTTTGTCGCAAGAAATTTACACGAATCAGATTTAATTAAACAAATTACAAATACTTTTCAATATGCTATGTTACCGAGTGCGGGTGGTAAGTTCGCAGGGTTTGCTTATGAGTATCCAGAAGAGTTTGAATTAGAGTTTGCTGATTCTATTAAACCTTATATGTTTAATTTCGGTCGTTGTGTTCTTAAAAACTTTAGTGTAAACTATAATGGTGAGAATATGCCAGTATTCTTCGAAGACACACAAGCACCAGTTTCAATTGAAATTAATTTAGGTTTCCAAGAAACAGAATTGCTTAGCAAAGAATCTATTCAAGAAAGACCATTCGAAATTCCTGAAGTTGAAAACGAAGGTGAGTTAACGGTTTTGAATAGCACTGGTCAAGCAGTCAGTGGAACAGCATATAACGGCGAATTGGATAACGACTAATGAATTCAAATTACTTTACATACTTCCCATACACAGAACACGATTTAACTAACGAAGGTCAAACTGTCAAATTAACAAATCTGTTAAGAAGATTTAAGATTCGTTCAAATGTTAAAAATAGAGTTGATGTTTATTCTCATTATGTAATTCAATCTGGTGATAGACCAGATACTCTAGCAGAAAGATTTTATGATACCCCAGCATTAGCATGGGTTATTCTACACTTTAATGACATCATCGACCCAGTATGGGACTGGCCGAAGTTTCATCAAGATTTTGATAATTACATTAAAGGTAAATATGGTAGTGTTCCAGAAGCAAAAGCAGAGGTTCACGAATACAGACAAATACTTAGTGATGCTTTTGTAAAGAATGATGGAACAAGAGTTGGTCAAAGATATCTTGTTGTCGACCAAACAACTTACAATTCACTAGCACCTGCTAGTAGACAATCAGTAGACAAATATACATATGAGTTAGAACAGAATGACAAGAAAAGAAGAATTAAAATATTAGATAAACAATATTTGAAATCTCTTCAAAACGAAGTAAAAGTCATTCTTAGAAATGGTGTCTAATTATGGCAGATTATAATTTCGCAGGTGATGTTGACATTGAACAAATCACTTTAATTGGTGGTGATGGTTCTATTCATAATATTCAAGAAATGTTTCTTGAAGTCAATATCTATCAAAGCATTTTTAAAAAATATCTAGAATGTGATGTTGTAGTATCGGATGCTCTCAATATAGGTGCTTCTATAAAAGGTAATCCTGAGGAAGGTGTTCCTGATGGTTTTAGAGGTATTGAAAGTATTATTATTTCATATAGAGAAAGAACCGATGCGAGTCAAGATGCTTTAATACCTTTTAAAAAACATATCTTCGGTGTTTATGAAGTTGGTAGTAGAAGAAGAGATGGTGAAGGAACAGAAAGTTATATTCTATCTGGAATTAGTTTAGAAGCATATAAGACAATACCACAAAAAATTTCAAAGTCATATGGTAGAGGAAAGGGTAATAAGATTTCCAAGATGATGGAAAGTTTGATGAGTGAATATGTTTTAAATACTGAATTACAAAATGAGTATCAAAGTATCGGTTTAAATAAAACTATCACCATAGATGAAACTTCTGGAGTTCACAAATACATTATTCCAAATTATTCTGTAGATAAGACAATAGACTTCTTTTGTAAGAAAGCAGATTCAGATGACCACTATCCTTATTATGTTTTCTATGAAAATAGTGATGGTTTTAATTTTAGAAATCTACCAAATCTAATCTCTGACGGTTATATAGATTGGACTTACACATATTATCCACAAAGTTATCAAACAGATAATAGAGATGTAGAGGGTTCTGACCAATACAAGATATTAAGTTTTAAGATGATACAAGAGAATAACTTTTTAGAAAATGTAAAAGGTGGTATGTTCAAATCTAGAACAGTTGGTATCGATATTCAAAGAAAGAAGAAAACAGAAAAGGTTTTTAATTATACAAAAGAGCATGATAAGTTTACTACATTCGAAGGTGGTTACTATCCAGTAGAAGTTGAAGCAGATGCTATATTAAATGTTCAACATACTAAATTCGGTCAAGATGCCGACCCATTCTTTAATAATGACAGAATGGTCATTCCTAAAAGAGATATAAGTATAAAGAATAGAAAGCAATCGTATAATAAACAAATATTTAATAATATTATACAAGTAACTATTCCAGGAGACTCAACAAAGAATGTTGGTCAATTAATTGATTTACAATTTTATATTTACAATGATATCCAAGATAGTAAATATGAAGTTGATAAAAGTATATCAGGAGAATATCTGATAACAAAAGTTAGACAAACAATGAACGATGAGAAACTAACAACAATCTTAGAGTGTTGTAAAGACTCACCAATAATAGCATAGGAGAAAAGAAATGCCATTACCAGAAAACATTAAAAAGAAACAATTTATCCAAGAGGTTGTAGAACCAGAAGTATCAACTCCAGTTGAACCAGAAGTTCTTCAAGAAATCGTAGAAGAAGCACCAGTTGAAGAAGAAACTGTTGAAGAAG